CGACAGCGGAAGAAACCATCGGCATGATTTCTTGCCCGATAGTCAACAGCGTTTCTTTGAGTTCAGCCATCGCCTGCTGGAACTTGAATGATGCTGTGTCAGACATGACAGAGAACGCTTCATCAACGGTGCCGGTCGTGTCAGCCATGTTCGCAAATATCTGCTCGGTGGTGGCGACGTTCGCACCCATCAAGTCGAGCACACCCGACAGCGCACGAATGTTGCCGAACACTGCCGCCGCCGCCGCTTCGTTTCCAGCGAACTTATCTGCCAACGTGCCGAGAGTTGCAAGAAGTCCCTCTTCACGAATCTGTGTCCGTAGTCCTTCAGCGGACAGACCGAGACCCGCCATTGCCTCTTCGGACTGTTTCGTTGGTCGCAACAGCGACGACAGAATGCCACGAATCTGAGTCGCCGCTTCAGCCGCATTCGTACCAGTACGAGACAAAGCCGCAAACGCCGCACCGACCTCGTTGAATGACACCCCCATCGCCGACGACAACGGAAGCACTCGACCCATCGAGCCAGCGAGTTCGCTCGCTTCCAACTTGCCTTCACGAACAGCGGCAGTCATCACGTCTGTCGCTTCGCCCGCAGAGATCACATCTGCGCCGTAAGCGTTCAACGCTGAAGTCGCAAGGTCAGCGATCGTCGCCGTGTCACCCAGACCGATCGCAGAAGCCTTCAGAGACGCCGCCAGCGTGTCTGTAGCAGTCGAGCCACGCAAACCTGCCGACGTGATGTAGAACAAAGCGTCAGCGGCTTCAGTCGCACTCTTGCCAAACGTGGTCGCCATCGACCGCACTTGACCTTCCATCGAAGCAACTTCGTCAGCGGCAACACCTACCAACGCTGTGATCTTCGACATTGACTTCTCGAAGTCAGCCGCAACCTTGACTGCGCCGACACCGACACCGACGAGAGGAAGCGTGACACGAGTCGTCAGTGTTCGACCGACCTGTGTCGCTTTCTTTGAGAACGATTCGAGGTTCTTGCTTGCCCTATCGAGGTCGCGTCGAAGTTGTGAAGAGTCGCCAGACAGCACTGCTTTTAGTCGTGCTACTACCGCCGTCTCAGCCATGACCTACCTCTTCCTCTTGCTTCGCTGTTCCGCTACCTGTCTTTGATGTTCCCGTTCACCTGCCTCGATCTTGTAAAGAGCCATCCACTCCACAAGTTCAGTTGATGACATTCTGTTGCCCAACTCAGCGACGGTCATGCCCAACTCTCTCGCGAGGTGGAACATGAACCGCCGCTCAGGATGGGTTACTCCTCGCCGGTCTGGGAATCCGAGGAGGATTTTCCCGCTTCATCAACTGCCTCACGGTTCACTGATGAAACTTCAAGACACTTCGCTGTCAGGTGGTCGATCACTGCGAACGACTTATCTGTCAGCACCCATTCCATGTCGTCCTCAGTGAACACTGGGTCGCCTGTCTCTGGGTCGAACACGCAAGAACAGAGCAGATAGCCCCACATGAGTTCCTGCCGTTCAGCGGCAGATACGTCACTCTCGATCACGTTGTTCATGTTCGCCCGTTGACGGGCAGACATGGAACGAATCTCGACAGTCACGTCCCACTCAGCGATTGCATACTGCTCTGCTTCAGCGTCGCGTGCTTGCTTGATCTTGTCTTTGATGGACACGTTGGTCACTCCTTTGGTTGTTGGTTAGATCAGAAAGTGGTGCGGGTTACGCCGCCGGTGCATTGGAAGTCAGCCGAGTAGGTGACGACATCACCGACAGGGTTGCTGACGGAGAACGAAGTCAAGATTGCCTCGCCGGTGTACTTCACGTTGCCTCCGGTGTCGCCAGCCGGACCGTAAATGAAACTACGGGTTGCTGGCTCGGTGCCGATGAAGTAGCCATCGACGGTTGCGTCCCAGATACCTGAGACTGAGATCGTTGCGTCACGGAGACCGACGATGTACGACTTGTAGGTCGAACCGAACGCAGTGGTCTCTGCGGTTTCAATGGTCTCAGGGAAATCGACGCTGGTCAGCGTATCGCTGATGTCGCGGCTGGTGCCGCCAGTGTCGTCGATCTCGAAGTGTGTTGACTTACCGTGAACAAAAGTAGGCATTGTTGCTCCTGTTGGTTAGTAGCGGGCGAACGCTACATGGAAGGTGATGGAACCGGATGTCGCCGACGATGATGCCGTGACCCGGAGGTATTGGGCGACAGTCCCGGTGACTGCCTTCTGCTCGCTGGTCACGGTCGAAGCCGCAACTGTTGAGAATGTAATCAGGTCAGCAAACGTCGAATCGTCGGCTGAGTCCTGAATCTTGATCGTGCAAGTGTCATTGAGCGTGTTCGCTGTGACATGAATGTTGCCCATGCCGCCGTTCGCTGATGGCGCTGTGTTGTTGACCGAAGCAAGGTTGCCGAGGTCACCGAAAGCGATGCTCGAACCTGTCGTCAACTGGACACCCTGAGCGATGCTCATTGTCAAGTTCGCTGTGCCGTCAGTTGAGGCGTTGAAGTCTGCGGTGACTGTCACGATGTCAGCGACAGGTGACGAGATCGAGTATGAGGTCTCGTGTGCTTTGGCGAGCGTCGCACGATTCCCGATCGTGCCTGAGTCGTACTGGACGGTGACGACTGGCGTGGTGGTCGCTCCGAGAATGGCGTTGAGTTCCTCGTCAGAGCCGTCAGTGTCCTGAGAGAACATGCCTGAGAGTGAGAGTGTGCCGTCACGCAACCCGACGATGTACGACTTCGACGTTGCGCCGAATGCGGTTGTCTCGGCTGTCTCAGTTGAGTGCGATACGTCTGCACTGTTGAAGTATGACGACATATCGAACTCGTCGAGCATGATCGCCGTTCCCTTACCGTGAATGAATGATGGCATCAGAGATCATCTCCTTCAATGTTGTCTTGCAAACTCGTCTCGTCATCGTCGACAGATTCGTCATCTGTTTCGTCGTCTGCTTCGTCGAGTTCAGGTTCGTCTTCCACTTCAGGTTCAGCAGACCACTTCGAGTCAGCGACGAGCAGTCCACGTTCGACGAGCCACTCAGCCTTGTTCGATGTCATCTCGACAACATCGCCTGCTTCGTAGCGTCGATTGCCAACGTCAATGCCAGACACACCGTCTGCACCGCCTGTCACTCGAAACTTCATCTGCTCTCCTTCAATACGTGAGCAGGGTCGATCGTGGCGACTGACGGTCACGAGGACACCTGCGGCGACTGGCGCACTGTGTTGCTGAATCGTACCTCACTGACGTGTTGCGACGTTGTACGTTCTGCGAGTCGTAATCGTCATTCGTGTCGTTACGAGTTGCGTAATGCTTGACAATGCTGTTACACTCACTTATGTGGGAATGAACAACGAACAAAAGGAGAGCAACATGACCACCTTCTTCGGCTACCCGATTGACACGATCTACGACGACGACGGAACAACCGTCATCGGGTACGACGTACGAGATCGAGGTTCACATATCGACGACCAGCCTCTCACCGAGATGAGAGCAACAATCGACGAATGCAAGAAATTCATCCGTGAGTGGCGACAGTTTCGCCGCTTCGACTTTCTGAACGGAGGCAAGTGAGATGAGCACGCAGACGATGCCACGACGCAACACAAGCGAGTCGCCACTCGCACATTGGGCGACAGAACTACGACTCGACGACAGCCGAGTCATCGAAGTCGGCGACGAGTTCACAGTCGAAGGCGAGGGTCGATTCAGACTTCGAGCAATTCGACCGAACGGCGAACTCAACGCATGGGGTCGCATCACATCGAACGGCACTATTCCGAACGGGTCGATGCGTACGTTCAAGCCAGAACAAGTCAAGACGATTCATCGAGTGAGTCGAGCGATCGACACTCGACGAGAGCAGGAGGACAACTGACATGACGACATGCACAGGCACTCACTATCAACGCCAGTTGCCAAGCGAAGGCGAATCGGTACGACTCATGCTCTGCACAGGCTGTCGAGAAGCAACACTCATCATCGGCATCAGCGCAGTCGGCACATACGACAGCGCAGAGGAAGCAGAGAACGCATACAAGAATCGAATCACGGAAGGAATGATCTGATGTCGCACGGCATTGTCATCTTCAGTCTGAAGGCTGAACAGATCATCAAGTCGCAACGCTTTCACACTTTCTTCGCAGAAGACTTCACTGTTTGTTTGAGTGACAGTCGTGACGACGTGAAGGTGTATCTCGACTGCAAGACAACAGACGAACTTCGGAAGTTGGCTGAAGGTTTCCTGAACACAGCAGATGAGATCGACCGTCTCATCAACGAACAAAGAAACGAGGACAACTACATGAGCATGAAAGCAATCTGGAACGAGGCAGACGAATTGTGTCAAGACTTCGACGGACTGAGCGATGCAGACATAGTTGACTTGCGTGACACGATGCAGGAACGCTGTGAGCGAATCAGACAGTTGGCTGGTGTCAATCTAACTGACGAAGACGTGGAGTAGAACTTCAATGTTTGATCTGGACAATCTGACTTTCACGCCAACGCACGTCGACCCGAAAGAAACACTCTCAAAATGGTATCTGTTCTTCAACCGAATCTGGGAGCAGATGCCAGATCAGTGGATTGAACTCGACCAAGTGTTAGACATGAATCACTACTCACAAATGATGGGTGCGGTCAAGCGATGGGGAGCACTCGACAAGCCATTTGAGATCGAATATCTGACGAAAGCCAAACATTCAGAAGAAGCACCCGATGGTCATAAGACCTACGGGTTCAAGATGAGCCTGAAAGTCTCAAAGAAATGAGGTCAACTGACATGAGCAAAGTCATCACACCAAGAAACGATGTCAACGAAGACGAATACTTGTGGTCGTTCGATATCAAGAATGGCTGGTGGGGAAGTGAACCAGTCGAAGCGTTCGTGAAGAGCGAACTGATTCAGTCAGTCTCAGAGCAAGGTCACCCGTCGCTCAGTCGAGTCTCACAGTTGATCGCATCGTCAGCGACGTTGTGGTTCGACGGCGATGAACTGGTGATCGTGAAGCGATCTGATGGTCGACTGTTCGGCGTGTCGTATTTCGAGTTCAAGGAGGACAACTGACATGCAATTACGTTTCACAGACTACGACGGTCGTGCCAATGACGACTTATTCGTCTGGGGTATGAGAGATGGTGTAGGAGATTACTTCGCACCTAACGAAGTGATGCCTATGTGGATGACCCCTGAGGCATCAGATGATGAAGATGGCTTCTGCACTGTACGTTCGGAGAAGTTGGGCATCATCACTTTCCAAAGCATCGACATTGAGGAGGACAACTGACATGACTGCTTACCCAGAGAACCCAGATCGTCTCGACAACGCCAGCAACCTGAGAATCCAGACTGATTATCAAGGCACCAGCAACATCGTGGATGGTGTCACTGTCATCAGCGATCTCGGCACGCCGCACGTTTGGATTGCACAAGTCACAGCCAACACGCAAGGCGTGAGAATCGAAATATGGGACAACCCGGACGACCCACTCGACCCAGAAGGTCTCGACGGTAATCCTGAAGAGATGCGAGAGTCATCACGACACATCGACATTCCGTTCAGCCATCTCATCGAAGACGACTGGAAGGAACGAATCAAACACAACATCGACCACGACACGTGGGAGAACCTGTAAAAACGCAGACGACACATCTGCACTACACAAAGGAAAGAATTATGGCAGTAGAACTATCTCAGATGGCACGCATCATCAACGATCACAAGAATGTCTACATCGAAGAGAACTTCGAGTATTTCATCGGCATCTTGCAAGACGACGAACTGTTCGATGTTCCCGTCATCGAGTACCCAGAAGGCGAGGGAGGAACTGACACACGAGCGATTGACCTGCTGTTACTGCAAACAGTTTCAAGTGGTCAGTGGCATCATCGTGAACATTTCGAGCGTGTCTTGAAAGCAATGCATCGTGTTGCGAACTTCGGTGACAGTTTGCTCAAGCGAGGTGTCGAATCTGAATCGTTGACACGTAGTCGCAACCAGCACACTCAGTCATTCAAGAGTCTGAGAAACAACTTGGATATCTGCATTCACATGGCTGACTCAAGCAAGTCGAATTATTACGCCGTTGCATTCTTCGATCAGATGGAACGTCAAGGTCACAACAGAGTTCGTGGTGAGTGATTCAGAAGCGTCTGAGATCGTCGTTCCAGATTTCTTTGCCAAAGTTGTAGTTTCCAGTTCCAATGCTGTTAGTATTTCTTATGTGGGAAACAACGAAAGCAAAGGAGAACTCACAATGAACTACTCAGAAGCAACACCACGTCAGATCGACACGAAACTTGCCGATCTTTACTACGAGCGTTTCAACGCACGCTACGCCTTGAAGCGTGCAACATTTCGTGCTTGCTACGACAACCTCGACAAGAACGATCGCTTCATCGCCACAGAAGTCCCATTCGATCGCGAGCACGTCTCCGTTTTTATCGACCTCACCGAAGTTCAGTCCTACGAAATTGAATTTGGCAAAGTCGTCACGATCGACGGTGTGAAGATCGAGCGCACGAAATATTGCGAGCGTGAAGCAAAGCACGCAATCATTCGCAAGTACGCAATCAAGAACGTCGTTCGAGTTGCACGAGAGATCGCTCACATTGACGACAAAGTTGCTGAAGCACTCGCAACACTCGCTGACATCAACGCACAGATCAACGCTTGCGACGATGAGTTCGACGCTCGTGGCGGCTGGAACCGCTTCTACCTCGTCACCTCATCACAGGGTCACATCCACTCATCGACTAACTGCTCGTCATGCAACAAGGGTCGCAACATGACGACGTTCGCTCTCGTTTGCGATTTGAGCGACGCAGAAGCGTCAGAGGCAGTCGACATCTTCGGTGCGGCTCTTTGCTCAGTCTGCTTCCCAGATGCGCCAGTCGAGTTCACTGACGAAGTGAAGATCACCAAGGCACAGGCAAACGCATACTTCGAGGGCGGCATCGACGCTTTCCGTGAGATGATCGCAAAGGCAGAGGCACGCAAAGCAAAGAGCGAACAGCGCACAGCAGAAGCGGCAGAGCGCAAGGCTCGCATCGCAGAGCAAGACGCAATTCGTGAAGCGAAGTTCCTCGAAGAGATCAAGCGTCAGAACAAGGAGGTGATCTGATGAGCGACATGATGAATGTGACTGCGCTGATGGGAGTCGGCGTAGTCACAAAATATCTCTCAGCAACGAACACACGAGGCTCACGCATCAGAGTTCAACGCGCAGATCATCGTCGAGGAACAGACAAGTCAATCATCGTCTCGTGGTGCGACGAACTGAACGTCGAAGAGAATCATGCGATGGCAGTTCGTGAGTACGCTCAGATGATGGAGTGGACTCACTGCGATTGGGTTGTCGGTCACACGGTCGACGGCTTCGTGGGTCTTCAGGTGCCGAAAGGCACGATGACACATGACTGAATATCTCTCGACTGAGAACGTCAACTGCGATTAGTGAACTACAATGTCGACAGGAGCAGATATGTCAACACTGATTGAACGTCTTCGAGCACGCATTCGCGTTGACTCTTCTGATGGACTCTGCGAACTTCTCGAAGAGGCATCACGAGAGATCGAACGCTTGCAAACTCAAAGCGCAGAACTGCAACAACAACTCGACGCACAGCGACCGTACTCATCGACGAACTGGAACGACGACGCTTGACTGTCATCGTTTGGTAACATTTCAACATGCTTGCTGTGCGATGGGTAGCGGCTTCGGTCGTTACTCTCTTCATGATCGTCGTGGGCGGTGGCGAGACTCCTTCTGTTGTTTCCCCCACACCCTCACCAGTGGTGAACTCAGCCACCGCCCCGACACCCTCATCATCTCTTGTCGAAACGACGACAACAACGACGACAGTTGTCGAAGTTGTCGAACAGCACGTCGAACCTCGATACGACATACCGAGACTCGACGGCATCGAGAACGCTCTCTGCCCTGACTGGTGGCAACTCGCTGTCGAAGTCGGCTGGTCAGAAGATCAGTTGCCAACACTTGATCGAGTCATGTGGAACGAAACTCGATGCCAGCACAACTTGGTGTCGTCGACGAACGATTGGGGACTCGTTCAGATCAACCGCAAAGTGTGGGAGCCGACAGTCATCGCAAACGGCTGGTCGATGGAAGACTTGCTGTTACCTCACATCGCTCTTCAGATGGGACTGATCGTGTTCAACGCCGCTGAAGAGGCAGGCTGGTGCGGGTGGCAACCTTGGTTCATGTCAGGGTCTTACTGTCGTTAGAACGCAACCTAGACGTGTCTCAGAGCGACTGAGACGCATCTTCAGCAGAATGGTTGTCTGCTTTGCATCTCGAACATCGAATCGACCACGGCGCAGTCAACATCTCGGCGAGTAACTTGCCGCAGTTCGCACAGCGCACATTCGTTCGAGTCTTACGTTGAGACTCAGGTCGTTGACGCAGTTCGCCGTAGGGGTCAGCAGGAATGCTCATGTCGTCTTCGACACTCTGAAGTTCTGACCGAACAGCACACGATCGTGCGAGTCACGTTCAATCGGGAACGGTGACTGGTTAGCGGCGATGCGATGATACAACGTGCCTGACAGCGACTCATTCAAGATCGCTTCGATCGCTGTCCAACATTCAAGTGCCAACGTATGAGCAGACGAATACCCTGAAGCACGAGTGAGAATCTGAATACGAGGTCGCTCAACAGGAGGCATCGCATCTGAACCCATCGTGCTCAAAGGCGCATCGCCACCGTACTCGTACAGCACAACACACGTGTCAGGGTCATCGGGAAGACGACCGAGAAACAAGTTCGTGCCGAGAGTCAACGAACCAACTTGTGCTTCGAGATATGTACCGAGTTCGTCAAGTAACGCCATCAGACTTCGCTTCCTCGCTCGATGTGGTAGTGCATACGAATGCGCTCGACGAGACGAGCAGGGTATTGCGACACCTCTTCGTTGAACGGGAACTCAAGATACTTGGGTCCTTGCGGTTGACCGGGCGCAACTGTGCCAGTTCCCTGACGACCACCGACAACACGTTTGCTTGGTGGCTTCGGCGGGTGCCAATAGTCGAGACGTTCGTGCTGTGCGAGAGCGTACGGCGTTCCGTATGCGATCGTGAACTCAGGAGTGTTTCCCGGGAAACCATCAACCTTCACGCCACC